ATCGTAACATGACGGGCAAATTTGGTTCTCAATCCTATGCCTTCGAGGAGTTAGTTGCAGAGCTAACAGCCGCAATGTTATGCGGTGAGCTTGGCATAACCAATACACCACGCGAGGATCATGCGCATTATCTTAAATCTTGGTTGCGCGCTCTGAAGGATGACAAGAAACTAATCTTTAGTGCTGCGAGTAAAGCGCAAAAGGCTTGCGACTATATCAATGCGGCGGTTGAGAATTATCAGGCAAGTCCTGTGTTCAAGCCTAGTGTTAATACAGTCACAATTGCGCCCACGCCAGTGATTGAACAACCTATCGCGCATCCGTATGCTAAATTGATTGAGCATAATACCAAGGTTGCCGCCCATGACGAACACCCTTTAATCGTGGCGCAACGTGAGCGCATGGCAAGGGATGACCAATACTATAAAAGACTAGGCATGATTAAACGCGCTGGAATGTATCTATGGCCGACCAAGAATATCAAACCTAATGGCCCGGTAAAATACGCGCCAGCCTGCCCGGAGGATATGAAACAAAAGTATAAACAATGGCAGGAATCACGTACAGCATAGGCATAACAAAGCGGCCTGATTCAATGAGTTAGGCCGCTTGCTTATACTTATGTTAATACTGCGTACAAATTATGTATAGCCATGCGGCAAGGTACGGTCAGAAAACGTATAACCCGCGCAAACTTAGGAAAGACTTAGACATGACCAAACTAATCCAACGCTACGGCATACGTGGCATGACCAATGCCGATTTACGCAACATGATCCGGTATCACAAGGATGATTTTAAACTTGTGGAGTTATGCCGGAAGCAATTGAAGTTTAATCTTATGGCTGGACGAGGTTAAGGTACGGTCACAAAACGGATAACCCGCACAAAAAAGGAATGCTTTGAAATGTTCACACACAAAGGAAGATATATTTATCAGGATGGTATCCAGATTGCGGCTACAGTTGCGCCTAATGCAAAAGAAAGGGCTGCGGCTATAGTTTTTGCTTTGAATGAATTTAATAAATTGAAAGGCGGTGCGTGATGGGAAAGTTAAAACAAATTGCTTTGCTTCTGGATATAGCACTAGGTCTCATGCACGAGCTTGATGATGAGCTGCGCGATACTGAAAAACTTAAAACGGCGTGGGACATGACTGAAGGCGCCCTTGGTATTGTACTTGAGGTGGAGCAAACCCAATGATTAAAGACATACTGGAACATGAAAGGGGACTAAAATGAAGCGAGTTATATTTGAGTTATCCATGCCGAGCAATAATTCTTGGAATGGCAAATGGTCTGGTGCTGAGAATACTTACACCGTGGCTAAAAACCTGACGGATAAAAAGGCCGCATCTTTGAAGGACTATTATTCTCATAGTTTTGGTGATGGATGGGTTGCAGGGATAACGGTCCGTCCGGCAAAGCCACGTGAGAAAGCTACCAATAAGTTTTGCGGCTATAACTGGATGATTGATAGCATCCTTTACAAGGGAGAGATTAAGTCATGAGTGGAGGATATTTTAACTACAATCAAAACTACATTGAATACATAATTGAGGATATTGAAAGGTTATTAAAGAAAAATCCTGATTATTTACCCTGCACGCTTAAGGCTTTTGAGACTGCTCTGGTTGAGCTTAAACGTGCAAAAATCTATACACAACGAATTGATTGGCTTTTATCAGGCGATGATGGTGAGCTATCTTTTCATGAAAGATTAGATGAAGAACTCAAACAATTGGAGACCCCCGATGCTTAAATCCTATTCACGAAACATATACCAGTTTACCCGCAAATCCCTGATATGTCTAGCACTTATCGCCATTGGCTACCTACTTGGAAACGCTTTTCCTACGTTTGAAGTCAGGGCAATCTATACCCATGCCCTGCCGGATGTGCCGCCACCTAAAGCGGATGTTGTAGATTTTAACGATGAGGTGAAGTGATGATAGACTGGCCTAAACTTACCGTCTGGCTCTCTCTGATTATGCTATGCCTGTCTGGGGGGATGGTGTACAGCGCGTTTGCTGATACGCCCTCATGTACATACACCCTTGAGACAAAGGTCGGAGAGCATATCTTAACACAGGACTGCGGTGGGGTTATCCATGTGCAGAAGTTTGGAAGGGGGATGAGATGAAGTGGCAACCGATAGAAACGGCTCCGAAGGATGGAACAAGGTATCTAATTTTTCAACCTTACGGTGGAGGTTTTGATATTTACGAAGCTTGTTATGTAGGGGGTTATGAAAGCGGCAATGTTTGGTTTTCCAAAGGGAGAGATGTATACAATCCAACCCACTGGATGCCCCTACCCCCACCACCGGAGGAATAACATGGATTACAAAATTTTCCACTTCACCGAAAACCGCAGGGACTATATCGCCCGCGTTACCGGAATTGACGAGCTTCATCAATGGTTTACCAACGCCAGAGTTTTATACGGCGGCAGGATGAACCCACGAAATCTTACTTTGAGTTTTCCGGATGGGTCGTTTTACTATGCACACAGACAGGACACACCATGACATTAGAAGAACTTAGCGCGTATGCTTATATTAAATACGGGACCAATTGGACAGGACCATTGGCGCGGCAATTAAACATCAACAGACGTACAGTTGCGCGGTGGAAAGCTGGGCAGAACACCATCCCTGATTGGGTACGGTCAGAACTGGATAACCCGCGCGGAAATGGAGGCAAATAAAATGGGACATAACCGCCGCTATCATTATGATAAAGACACCGAAAAAGCCTATAGAGAAATGCGAAAGCAAATAGAGGCCGAGAGGAAGCTAACCGCGCCGGATGAGCCTGAGCAACCAAAAACCCGCAAGACATGGAACAGGAACACAAAGCCTGTGCGCCGCAAACATACTGGCGGCTTCACGCACGTTATAACCTCAAGATATGAGGATGCCCCTGTTAAATACTCAATTCTTGCAGGGCAAATCCCAAAAGGCTATACTATTATTTTCCAATGCCATATTGGAGAGATATTACCTAAGTTTTATTGGAAGCTGGAAAGTTATCATGATAAGTATGCGGACGAAAATACGGAACCGAGTAAGCGCGTTACTCGCAAGCGGAGTATCATTAGAAAGGGCCAGCTTTGATGCGCGGCAATGGGGCAGACGCCTTAGTGCTAAAGAGCGCCTGAAGGCTAAACGTGAGGAAGAAAATGACGCAGCACACAACCCTGCCGAGCAAGACAACACAGAAGAAGCTAAACCGCAGAAACGCAGAGGACGCCCTCCTCGCGGAACTAGCACTTGATTTTGATTGGGATAAAGCCCGTAAACGCGCCGGCATAAGCAAGGGTGCGTTTGCGGAGATATACCGCAAGAAAGATTTTCAGGATCGCGCTGCAAATATGATGGACAAGGTAAGTGCCTCCAAGGTGGACTTACATGGTGCCGTTAAGAAGTTTAATAGAACGCAAGAGATACTTGCGGAAGCCTTGGAAGGCGGCGACTTATCCGTTGCCAACAGCCTTATTAAATCCCATGAAATAGAGTTTAGAATGAACGGCTTGTTTGAGAAAGACAACAAGCAAAAGGGATCACAGGTTATGATTAACATATCCTTGGATGCCCCTGCAAAATCTGTTATGCTAGATGCAGGAGATATTGAAAATGCCTCGCAAGAACAGGGACTATAAGGCAGAACGTAAATATGACAGCCAGCCGCACGTTAAGAAGAAGCGCGCAGCCCGCAACCGCGCACGTTATTCCTTGATGAAGCAGGGCAAGGTACGCAAGGGTGACGGTAAGGATGTGGACCACAAAGATGGCAACGCCAACAATAATTCCCCCTCTAACCTACGTGTCCAGTCTGCAAGCGCCAATCGCTCATACCCCCGCACAAAGACAGCCCGGAAAAAATCCCTTTTGAAAAAATAGGTTGTGGTATTATAATACCGCATGACTTTATTAACATATAAAGCTAGCCCCACCTTATCCAAGTTTCACAGAGATACAAACTTTGTTCGCTTAATCATTGGCCCTCTTGGGTCAGGTAAGTCCGTGGGCTGTTGCTGGGAAATCTATATGAAGGCAATCTCACAGGTTGCGAACGGGGATGGTATACGCAAATCCCGTTGGCTGATTGTCCGAAACACCCTGCCGCAGCTTGAAACCACGACCATGAACACATGGAAAGACTGGTTTGGTGAGAAGGTTTTTGAAGGGGCAAGAATATCAGGCCGAGCGCCATACAAACAAACAATAGCACACCCTCTACCGGATGGCACAGAGCTTGAGCTTGAGGTTATTTTCCTTGCGCTTGATAGTGAGGAAGATGTTGGCAAGCTCTTGTCTTTGGAATGTACGGGTATTTGGTTTAACGAGTTTAGAGAGATTACAAAATCAATCTTTGAGGCAGCAACAGGCCGTGTTGGTCGCTATCCTAGAGCTTCGGACGGTGGGTGTTCTTGGCATGGTATTATTGCAGACACCAACCCCCCTGATGATGGGCATTGGGTGTATAAATTAGCAGAAGAAATCAGGCCGGAGAACGTGAGTGTTTACAAACAACCTTCTGGCTTGGCAAGCAATGCAGAAAACTTGCACAATTTGCCACAAAATTATTACGAGAACATGGTTGTTGGTAAGGCTCAAGAATGGGTGAATGTTTATGTTCACGGCAAGTACGGGTATATCGAGGAAGGTAAGACGGTATATGGCGGGGTATGGAATGACGACTTCCACTTTGCAAAAGAAAAGATTGGGCTGATTCCGGGACGCCCTTTGATTGGCGGCCTTGATGCTTCAGGCCGAAGTCCTGCTGCGGTGATCCTGCAACAAACAGCAATGGGACAACTTCAATGTATTTGGGAATTATGCGGGGCAGATGTTGGGGCTGTTATGTTCTCCAAGTTATTACGCCAAGAGATTGCGGTAAACTTTCCACACCACAACATACGCTGGTGGGGTGACCCTGCCGGTGCGTATAAATCACAGAATGACGAACGCACGTATTTTGAGATATTACGGTCAGAAGGGATAATTGTCATGCCTTCGCCCGGTTTTCGCACAGGTGAGCGTATAGAAGCTATGATATCAATTCTATCCCGTAACATCGGCGGCAAGCCAGCCTTGTTAATTGGGCCGGAATGTAAAACACTCCGCAAGGGCTTTAACGGCGGGTATCGCTACCGCAAGATAGGCTCTGGCGGTAACACCAAGTACACACCCGATCCAGACAAGAATGAATATTCACACCCGCACGAAGCATTGCAATACGCCATTGCCGGCACAGGGGAAATGAACACCATGAAAGCCCGTAAACGTGAGGACTACAAGACTTATGAATACGAAACAAACTGGTGATGAGTTCAGAGAATACTATTTGTTGTTCAGCAACAGCGACAACATAAAGCCGTGGATGCGGCGCTGGTTTACTAGGCCAGACTTTGAGCACGTAAGCGTATACATGGCACATGAAGCGGGAACGCTTTGCGTAACACAAACAATGGATAACATTGAAATTTATACGTGGCCTTACAATATTCATGCCTTTATGGACACTCTTGCGGCTTCTGGCTACACAATTTTGTACTTGCCGAAGATACACAAAAAAGGTACGGTATGGAAGCATGGTATCATGATACCGTCCTGCGTTGGGTTATGCCAAAGAATAACAGGTGTTAGCTTTAACGTAATAACCCCGTACGGGTACTACAAGGCGCTATTAAAACACGGAGCAATTCCAATGGGCGGCAAAAAACCTGATGATTCCTTGATGAAAGAGCAGCTTGCTATGCAGAAGAAGCAGCAAGAAGAAGCTGATGCACGTTTGAAAAAAGAGGAAGCCTCTAAAGAGGACTTGAAGAAACGCCAAAGATTGGGACGTAAGAGCCTCCTCGGTACAACCGGTGACGAACTTGGTGTAGCATAATGAATATAGGACGCTTCAAGCAGCGTTTTTCAGCAGCCCAAAAAGCCAAGCGCACAAATTGGGAAACACTTTACCGTGACGCTATGGAGCTATTCTGTCCTGAGCGCGAGAACTTCTACCAGTCTATTCCGGGCGAGAAAAAGGGCAGACAGGTTTATACATCATCCCCGTATATCGCTCTTGATAAAGCTAGTAACAACCTTCACGCCTCACTCACGCCTCACATGAAACGCTGGATTCATTTAAAGCCGGGGCGTTTAATACCAGAAGAAGGGCAAGAGGAAGCCAAGACCGCCCTGCAAACAATTACACGCACCCTCTTTGACCACATACACGCAAGTAATTTTGACTTGTCGGCTTCTGAGTTTTACAAAGATATTATGATTGGCACCGCAGCAATGCTGATCCAAGGCACAGCGAAGAACCCCTTAATCTTTACCACTGTCCCATTGAATGAACTGTATATATCCACAGGTGGCATGGGTGTTGTGGATAGCGTATTCCGTAAATACAAAATCAAAGCCTCTGCAATCCCTGACACATGGGATGATGCTGTTATTGATAATGACTTGCAACAAACAATCGACACCAAGCCTGAGCATGAGTTGTGGGTTATTGAGGGTACGGTCCCAAAAAGAATTAAGGTTGTGAACCGCATTACGGGTGACGAGGTTGAAGCTGATGGCTTCGGATATTATGTTTGCCTTGAGAAAAACAACGACAAGTTTCTAGTCGAGCGCGACATGGAAGTATCCCCTTGGGTTGTCGCCCGTTGGTCGGTTATGTCTGGCGAGGAATGGGGTAGAGGCCCGGCAATTATTTGCTTGAGTGATGCCAAGACGTTGAACCAGTTTATCAAGCTGCATATGCAGTCTATGGATTTGACGGTACACCCCATGTACACCATTGTGGATGATGGGGTTATTAATATTTCCTCTATCCGTATCGGCCCCGGAAAAATGATTCCTGTAAGCGCCAATGATGGTGTATTCGGCCCAAGTATTTCCCCGTTAAAATCTGGCGGCAATTTCCAAGCCGGACAGATGGAGATTGATCGCCTAGAGACTTCTATTAATTCCCAAATGTACACGGACCCATTGGGGGCGGTTAATCTACCCGTTAAGACCGCAACGGAAATATCTATCCGTCAGCAGGAACTATCCAAGCGTATCGGCTCTGCCTATGGTCGCTTGCAGTATGAGTTTATCAAGCCATTGATTAACGCAGCCCTGTACCAGCTAGACCGCCTTGGTATTATCAACATGAATGATTTTCGTGTTGATGGACAAAACATTGCAATCGAGGCTGTATCCCCTCTCGCACAAGGACAAGCGCAAGATGATATTAACAATGTCATGCAGTACGTACAGTTTGCATTGGGTACTTTTGGCCCTGAATTGGGCATTGGTATGCTTAAACCACCACAGATCATGCGCTTCATGGGTGAGAACTTAAACATTCCAGAAGATATGAAATTTACACAGGCCGATGAAGCTAACGCAATGCAAGCAATAGCACAAATGGCACAACAACAGGCACCAAATGTCCAACAAACGGTATGAACCCGATGAACTTGCGCTTTTGTTTAAGCGCCTGTTCTCAACCCAAGACGGGGCAGATGTTTTGCACGTTCTTGAACAAAGATTTTCCAAGATTTCACTGATACCGGCAGTTAATGATGGCGCAGCCCTTGTGCCATTAACCTTTGCCCGCATTGGCGAGGATAATGTTATTAAATATATTCAATCTTTAATTAATAGACAGGTGACAAATGACTGATGAAGCACAAGAAAGTGTTGTTGTTGATGGTGAGGGTAAGCCCGTAGATGTAGCTGCTGCAATTGCCAACGATGGTAAACTTCCCACCGAAGAAAAGGAAGTTGCAAGGGAAGAATGGTTGCCGGAGAAATTTAAAACCAAGGAAGATTTACTGAAATCCTACAGCGAACTTGAAAAGACACTGAAGGAAAAGGGTAAGGTCGCGCCGGATGAGTACACCCTTGGGGAAGATGTACAAATTGACAAAGAAGATGAGGCATTTAAAGGCTTTGTTGATGTTGCAAAAGAACTGAAACTTTCCAATGACCAGTTTAACAAGATGATTGAGTTTTCGGTTGCCTCTGGCTTGGTAACACCGCCGCCTGATCCAGTGAAGGAAAAGGCAGAGCTTGGCGCTGATGCTGATGTTATTCTTGACAGCCTTGACAGGTTTGCACAAACAAAGCTGACAGAGGAAGAAAGAGAAACCCTTGCTGCGTGGGCTTGCACCGCCAAGGAAGTAAAGCTGCTCAACAAGATTGTTCGTATGTCTGACAGAGGTGTGCCGGTTAAGGTCGGGGAAGCATCAAAAGAAGGTAAAGCGGATTTGCAGAAGAAACTAAATACCCTTCTGTCTGATCCCAACATTCGCGGTAATCGTGAAAAGCAACAAGAAGCGATTGAATTATCACAAAGGATTGCATCCAGTAATTCTTAATGGTACTATGATACCGCAAGCGTTCCTGTGAACAACTCGTTCGAGCCACGTTTGACTTGCCGCTGCCTTGCGTTATGAGGCAGACCACGGCCCCTCTTTGGGAACAACCATTTGGTCGATAGGTGAAATCTTATCAACTTTATGTTTCCGCAGGAGGAACAAATGTCTATTGAAATCAACGACTCAGCAGTAACCTTGTTTGACTCTCAAGTCAAAAAAGTCTACCAAGAAGGATACAGCCTTAAAGGTTTGGTCCGTGAAAAATCCGTAGCCGGTGCAAAAACAATCCAATTCCCTGTTATGGGTAAAGGTGTTGCCCGTCAAAAAGCGATCCATGCAGATGTGGTCCCTTCTGACGTAGCGCACACGCCTGTATCTGTTGCAATGCAGGATTGGTATGCTTCTGACTACACAGATATTTTCAAAAACAAGCAAATCAACTTTGATGAAATCACAGAACTTGCTGATATCTTGCGTGATTCTTGTGGTCGCCGTATGGATAAAATCCTTATTGACGCCATGAACGCTGCAAGTGGTACTGGCACTGTTGGTATCAACATTGGCGGCACAAACACAAACATGAACTATTCAAAGTTTGTGGAAGCTATGGGCGCTCTGGACGATCAGGGTGTGCCACAGGAAGGCCGCACAATCTTGATGAACCACAATGCTTACCGCAGTTTGCTTGCTGATGATGAATTCATCAACAGCGACTACGGTCAGATGCGCTTTGACACTACCTCACAAGGTAACAAAAAGCCGTTTTTGGGCTTCAACATTGTGACAATTGCCAACCGCACTGAAAGTGATGGCTCTCTTACAGGGCTGCCAATCCCAAGTGCAAATCAACGTACTTTGTTTGCGTTCCACAAGGACGCAATCGGTATGGGCTTTAACATGGATATCCGTTCAGAAGTGAACTATATCCCTGAAAAGCTGGCGTTCCTGTCAACTGTTATGTTCTCGGCTAACGCCGTTGCCATTGACAGCACAGGTATTGTCAAAATCACCGTCAACCAAGCGTAATGAAAAGGAGTATTAAATTATGGCTTATGCAGATGGAACACTTACAAAAGTATCTGGTCACGCAAACAGTACGCTTGGCGGCTTTTGGGAGTACAAAGAAAATGCCACAGTCGCGGCAATTGCGGCTTCTGGTTATTTCAACAGTGCAACGAATATCTTGAAGCAATACGACATTATTCTCATCCGTGGGAACAATGGCACAGGTATTGCTCAAGTGACCTCGACAACGGCGGCTGCTACCGTTACCGTTGGTGCGCTCTCAGCTCTAGCATAGGGAGGATTAAACAATGACCCTACCAAAACGTAGACGGTTAAATGTTGTTCCTTCCATTGCTTTGCTAACCACACAGCTTGACAAAACCAGTGACACCACGCTTGCCAATTTGGAAGGTATGGTTCACTACGTTACTCCGGGAACATACGAATTTTTCGTATCCCTTCAGGTAACAGCCGGTGCGTCAGGTGGAACAAAGGTTGCGTTTAAATATACGGACGCAACCTTGTCCGCTTTGCAATCCATATCTGAGGCAAAAACAGCTTCAGCCGTGGCAGTATCGCGGGTGACAAGCACAACTGATCAAGCCAGTTTGACAGCAGCAACAGCCGCACACGCCCTTGTTGAAATCAAGGGTACAATGGTTGTTTCTGCCTCTGGCACAATTCAGGTGCAGGGCGCGCAAAACGCTTCTAACGGCACAGCAACGAACTTTTTTGTTGGCTCTTATTTCGAGCTTCAGAGAGTGAGCTAAAAACATGACCGCCACGAGTGTAAGTAATTGCAACGCAGCACTTTTAATGATCGGCGCGGACGATATTAACAGCTTCTCGGACAACACAACCGAAGCAAAGCTATGTAATAGCGTTTACGAAGATACTAAAAAGATGCTTCTGCAATACCACCCGTGGCGGTTTTCTCTTGCTCAAATTGATTTGGGCGGGGCTTTGGTGACAGAGCCACTATTTAACTGGAAATACCAATACCAATTACCAGCAGACTTTCTGCGTGTTTTATACATCAAGGACGATGTTGATTATGAAATATTTGGTACAAAAATCTATACCAATAACAACACTTGCCAGATTGTTTATCAGGTTAATGTTTCGGAATCTGCTATGCCAGCATATTTTCTGCGGTGTTTGCAATTCCACCTTGCCAAGATTTTCGCCTTATCCTTACAAGAGGATTTGGACAAGATGAGTATGTTTGATCGCGCGGCAGATAAAGAGGTTGCTAGAGCGCGGTCCATAGACACACAACAACAACCAAACAAAGCTATATCTTTAGTTAATTACACCTTGCTTAATGTCAGGGGTTAAATGGGAAAAACATTCCTAAACCAGACGAGCTTTGCTAGTGGCGAGATAACACCCGGTTTGTTTGGTCGGGTTGACCGCGACATATACACCAATGGAGCGGCAAGATTAAGAAACCTGTACGTTACGCCTCTTGGTGGTGTACGGCGCAGGGAAGGTACAAAATACATAGCCAATACGTATACAGACTTAAAACCACGGTTTGTTTCGTTCCAGTTTAATATAGACCAGACATACCTAATGGTGTTTACGCCAGCAAGGATTGACATATACAGGGACGATGCCTTGGTTGCTACAGTAACCGCAGCGCCCGTTACCACACTAACGGCTGATATTATTGCGTCTATGAAATGGACGCAAAGCCTTAACACGTTAATCATTGTTCACCCTGATTTGCAGCCTATTCAGATTTTACGTGTTGATGATGCAACATGGACGCCAAGTAGTATTACGTTGCTCAATATCCCGACCTATGACTTTGGATCGGGCGCAGAGCCGGTTTGGTCCGTTACAAGAGGATGGCCTAAAAGCGCAACCTTCTGGAATCAGCGCCTATGGTTTGGTGGCTCCAAGTCTAGGCCAGCAACGGTTTGGGGGTCAAAGATCGCAGGGTTCTTTGACTTCGACCTTGGCACAGCAGCGCCAGCAGACGCCATAGAGGTCTCGATTGACGATGATCAAGTTAATGCCATTGAGAATATCTTTGGCGGCAGAACGCTGCAAGTATTCTCTCAGGCTGCGGAATACTTCAGCCCTGTCACACTGGATCAAACAGCAACACCGACAACCTTCAAACTGGAACGCGGTACGCGCCACGGATCATCGGCAGTTTTTCCGGTCTCAAGTGATGGTGCAACAATCTTTGTGGAACGCTCTGGTAGGGTTGTTAGGGAATATGTGTTCTTGGATGTAGAACAATCCTATGTCTCTGATGATATATCTTTCCTGTCTGAACACCTGATACAAACGCCTGTATCAGTGGCTATCAAGAAATCCAGCGATAGACTACCGGGTGAGTTCACGTACTTCTGCAACACGGATGGCACCATTGCAGTCTTAAACCGCAGACGAGCGCAAAACTTTATTGCGTGGTCCTTGTTTGAAACAGACGGGGATTTCGAGGACTTGGCAATTGTAGGAAACAACCTGTACGTTTGCTGCAAGCGAAGCGTTGATGGCTCTGATGTTCGCTTTATTGAAAAACTATCATGGGATTATTACACAGACGCAGGGGTTATTTTATCGGCGGCTTCCACAACATCATGGACTGGCTTGACATATCTTGAGGGCAAGGATGTTTATGTCCGGTCCCAAGATGGATACCCATTACTTGAAAACACAGTGACAGGCGGGGCTATTACCACAGAAACAGAGCAGACAAGCATCGAGGTCGGCCTTGGTTGGTCGCCCGTTGTTAGAAGCCTTGCGCCTGAAAACCCCACAGGGGCAGGGCGTGGCACAACAGGGGAAAAGCGCCGTATTGTTCAGGTAAACTTTAACTTAAAAGACAGCAACGGCTTTACGGTAAGCACTGAGCGCCAAGATATACGGGTGAGCTTACTTCAAATCGGGGATATTTATTTAAACCAAGCACCGCCTACCTTTTCAGGCTGGAAGCGTGTGCCTATGACGGGGTACAGACGCGATCCTTATGTTGAAATAACACAGGACGCGCCGGTTAATTTTGAGCTATTATCTATGACAATGGAGGTCACAACGTAATGGTTGCAGCAGCAGTTCCATTATTGTCGTCTTTGGGCGCAACCGCAGGGGCGGCAACCGCAGCAACAACCGTTGCTGGTGCGGGTATTTCAAGTGCGCTCTTGGCTGCGCCGGTAGCATCTGCCGCAGGATTTTCTGCCGTATCCACAGGCGGTATTCTCGCAAGCCTTGGTGGACTAAGTGGGATTATGTCTCTAGGCTCTGGCTTGTTTA